TCGGTCGTCGTTTGACTGTCAGTCAACGCATAAAACAACCTTTGATGCTGGATATTTGGTTCCAGTATATGTAGATGAGATGCTCCCAGGCGATACATTTCGCCTGAATATGACGGCATTTGCCCGTCTTGCAACCCCTTTATATCCGATCATGGATAACATGCATCTGGATTCTTTCTTTTTCTTTGTACCCAATCGTTTGATTTGGAACAATTGGCAAAAATTTATGGGTCAACAAGCGAACCCGAATAGTTCGATTTCCTATGTTGTACCTCAACAAGTAAGTCCAGCTGGAGGATATGCAATTGGATCATTACAAGATTACATGGGATTACCTACTGCCGGTCAGGTTACTGCTGGTCAGACTGTTAGTCATTGTGCATTCTGGCCTAGAGCTTATAACCTTATTTATAACGAATGGTTTAGGGATGAAAATTTACAAAATTCTGTTCATGTGGATCTTGGTGATGGTCCCGATACTGTTACTGATTACACTTTATTACGCAGAGGCAAGCGAAAAGATTATTTCACTAGTTCATTACCTTGGCCTCAAAAAGGTACTTCCGTTACATTACCATTAGGGACAAGCGCACCTATTGCAACAAATGCAGCAGCTAATAATGATGTTGGTGTTTATAGTACTGCACAAACTGCATGGAAGACGTTATCTACTGGTGGATCTAATGCTCAAATATCAACAACTGGTGCAAGTTCAACAAATCAATTATATGCTGACTTATCTCAAGCAACGGCTGCTACTGTTAATCAATTACGTCAATCCTTTCAAATCCAAAAATTGCTGGAGCGTGATGCTCGTGGCGGTACTCGTTATACTGAAATTATACGCTCACATTTTGGTGTTATTTCTCCTGATGCTCGCTTACAGCGTCCCGAGTACATCGGGGGTGGATCAACCAATATTAATATTAATCCGATCGCTCAGACGTCGGGTACTAATGCTAGTGGAACTACTACCCCTATGGGCACACTTGCTGCTATGGGTACTGCCTTGGCTCATAATCATGGCTTTACTTACTCAGCTACTGAACATGGTGTAATTCTTGGTTTAGTTTCTGTACGTGCAGATCTTACATATCAGCAAGGACTTGCTCGTATGTGGAGTCGTTCAACACGTTACGATTTTTATTTCCCAGCATTTGCAACCTTAGGCGAACAAGCCGTACTCAATAAGGAAATTTATGTTACAGGTACTTCTGGGGATAATGATGTATTTGGCTATCAAGAACGCTGGGCAGAATACAGATATTATCCTAGCCGGATTTCAAGTTTGTTCCGTTCTACTGCTGCTGGAACTATTGATGCCTGGCATCTTGCCCAAAAGTTCACTACTACACCTACGTTGAATTCAACGTTTATACAAGACACACCACCAGTGAGTCGAGTTGTAGCGGTAGGTTCTGCAGCTAACGGACAACAATTTATTTTTGATAGCTTTTTTGATTGTAAAAAAGCACGACCAATGCCAATGTACAGCGTACCTGGCTTAATCGATCATTTCTAATGTTTAGTTCGATTGCTAATGCATTTAGTTCTGCGCCAGGCCTAGGTTCTTTATTAGGCGGTACAGTTGCTGGTTTAGGTTCGTTTTTTGGTCAACAACAAGCGAACCAAGCTAATACTGCTATGGCAAGAGAACAAATGGCATTTCAAGAACGTATGTCTGGCACATCGTACCAGCGTGCGGTAACAGACATGATAGCTGCGGGTCTTAACCCCATGCTAGCTTATTCTCAAGGCGGTGCATCGACACCGTCCGGACAAACAGCAGTTGCTCAAAGTGCGTTAGGTGCAGCTGCAAATAGTGCGACAGCTGCTGCTAATACAATGGCTGATATTAATTTAAAAACTACACAAGCATCAACTAATAATAGCCAGGAAGATTTAAATAGAGCCAATCAAAATTTGGCTTTAATTGAAGGTGCTAATAAGGCAGCTCAATTACCTGGACATCAAAAGTATGTCGATCAAGTAACATCTATGATCGCTCAAAATAATGCTATGGCAGCACAAAGCTCTGCTTTAGCTGCTAAACATACTGCTGAATTGCCTGAATCAAAAGCAATTGGCAGATTATATGAAGGAAATAAAGGCGCTTATATTAAGGGCGCTGAACGATTGTCACCTGTAGTACGTGATGTAGGTATAGGTGCATCGTCAGTTGGTAATTTAGTAACAAAAGGGTTATCTAACCCTTTTAGACCATACCAACCAGATAGTAGACCACAATCATCTAGGAGATAAAAATGTCAAAAAACGCTGTTTTTTTACGTACACCATACAACTATGACAAAGATGCTGCGTCTAATGAGTCAGGGTTGCATTGTGAGGATGCTTCCCTGGCTCAGCAGCATTACAAAGAAGAATGTGATATCAACACAATTCTTGAAAAATTTAATATTACAGGCATGTTGCCTGAAAATACATTATCGCCTCGTTATGGCGATTTTACCGGTATCGGTGATTATCATACTGCTTTGAACCGCGTTATTGCGGCTCAAGACGAATTTGAGGCTTTACCAGCCCAAATTAGGGCTCGTTTTGATAACGATCCTGCAAAATTAATCGAATTTTTAGATAATTCGGATAATCGACCAGAAGCCGAGGAACTTGGATTGGTCGAAAAAGCCACTGCCGAAGTCGTAGAAGTGGCTAAAAACACCCCTGAAAAGGCGGCTGAATAAGCCGTAGCACAGTTGCATTACTTGATGTAACTGTGCTAGGTGACACCAAACCCTCTAAAGGAGAAAAAAAATGATGTATAGAAAACCAGTTAATAAATATAAATCTGCTCGTTCTTTTAGAAAGAACGCAAAACGGACGAAGTCCGCAAATATGTCTAAGTCTCCTCAGCGTGGAGGCTGGAGGCTCTAAAAAAGCTCCAGGCACCTCACATGCCTTGCTATCATCCTATAAGTGCATATCAATGCACTGATGGAGCAATAGTTTTCTCAGAATTGAGAAAACACGATATAACACGATCTTTAACCCTACCATGTGGTCAATGTGTGGGGTGTAGACTTGAACGTTCACGACAGTGGGCAATTCGTTGTATGCACGAATCTCAAATGCATGAAAAAAATTGTTTTATAACTCTCACTTATGATGATGCACATCTCCCAAGCGATAGATCATTACACTACCGAGACTTTCAGCTCTTTATTAAAAGATTACGAAAACGGTATCCTGGACGAAGAATACGTTATTACATGGCTGGAGAATATGGTGAAAACTTTGGGCGCCCGCACTGGCATGCCTGTATCTTCGGACTCGATTTCGATGATAAGAAATTATGGAAACGGACTTCCGCTAATAGTCTCTTATATAGATCCAAAGAGCTTGAATTACTCTGGCCATTTGGTTATTCCTCCGTTGGAGATGTTACTTTCGAATCCGCAGCCTACGTGGCTAGGTACATTATGAAAAAGGTAACAGGAAAAAACGCTAAAGAGCATTACACAGAGATTGACCCTGAATCAGGGGAAATTATTATACGTAAACCCGAGTTTACGAAAATGAGCCTTAAGCCTGGAATTGGTTACGAATGGTATAAAAAATACACTTCCGATGTGTATCCTCATGATTACGTTGTAATTCGTGGAAAAAAAGTCAAACCACCTAAATATTATGATAAAAAATATAAAATAGATCAACCATATGAGTTTGACGAATTACTTTATTTTCGAGAAAAGTCTGCTAAACTTAATTTTGAAGACAATACTCCTGAACGTCTACTTGCAAAAGAACAAGTAACTAAGGCAAAACTTCAAAAACTTAAACGTAACCTCACTTAAGGATATTCCTCATGAAATTAGTATTATGCTCAGTAAAAGACCGTGCAGCGGATGCGTACGGACGTCCAATGTTTGTTCCTTCAGTTGGTGTCGCAATAAGGAGCTTTAGCGACGAAGTTAACCGCTCTGATGCTGAAAACCAGCTATTTAATCACCCTGATGACTTTGATTTATATGAATTGGGTGAATTTGATGACAATACTGGATTATTTGCTTTACATGATCAACCAAAACTATTATCTTTAGGGAAACAGGTAAAAATACCTAAAGAATGATTTAAACAAACCGACTCAAAGGTATTATCTTTGGGTCGGAATAAATACAGGAGCTCGTTAACATGCATCGCAATCAATCGGTAAATGTTCATCAATTTACAATGATTCCAAAGGCCGATATACCTCGGTCGTCGTTTGACTGTCAGTCAACGCATAAAACAACCTTTGATGCTGGATATTTGGTTCCAGTATATGTAGATGAGATGCTCCCAGGCGATACATTTCGCCTGAATATGACGGCATTTGCCCGT